GCCCCAGTAACTAAATTAGCTGAGGGAGTTAGTGCTGATTGACTAATCCAACTAAATGTACCATCTCCATCACTAGCTAATACTTGTAGGCTTGTTCCATCCCCACTTACTGAAAGCTCATCTGCACCAATACTATTGTTTTCTACATAAGAACTATTACCCATAAGGATACCATAAAAATCTGTACCACTTGCAGGTAACACAATATTAGTTAAGTTAGCACCATCTCCCCAATATGCAGAGGCAGTTACATTTCCACTTACTACTAAACTGTCTGCTGTTGCAGAAGCTAGTATAGAAGATGATACAGCTGTAAATTGATTAACTGTAAATGATGCTACAGATGTAGGAGCACTTGGTAAATTAGTTAAATTAGAACCATCTCCCCAATATGCAGTAGCTGTAACATTACCACTAACTACTAAACTATCTGCAGATGCTGAAGCTAATGCAGATGAAGATACAGCAGTAAGTTGATTAGCGGTAAAAGCTGCAACAGATGTTGAAGCACTTGGTAAGTTTGTTAGATTAGAACCATCACCCCAGTATGCAGTTGCTGTAACATTACCATTAATTCTAGCATTGTTATTAACTTTTAATGCTTCTCCTGTTCCTGTTAAATGTATTGAATCAATAGTTAATGCATCAGAAACTTTCATCGTTGCACTTGTTTCTGCAGTTGCTGTAGTAACTCCATCAATTGTTATATCAAGACCATTAGCAGCAGTTATCGCACTCATTGTACCACCAGAAGATGAAGGAACATTAGTTAAATGTCTACCATCTCCATAATAGAAAGCTGCACTTACTGTATTAGTGTAAGTTCCATTTACTCCTTTAATATTAGTAGCACTTAGTTCATTAGTAAATGATCCATTTGTTCCACCGATATTACCAGTTACATTACCAGTTAGATTACCAGTAACATCTCCTGTTACATCTCCTGTAAGATCACCAGTTACATCTCCTACTACATTACCAGTTACATTTCCTACTACATTACCAGTTACATCTCCTGTTACATCTCCATGAAATCCACCAAGAGCTGTTACTCTTCCAGTAAAGTTAGCTCTGTTTCCATAAAGATCTAAACCTACATAAAGATCTGTTACAGATAAAGTACTTAAAGTTATAGCTGAAGTAGTCTCTGCACTAACTACTATTCCATATTGACTAATATTAAATTTATGTAAGGGACCATAAGTACCAGAAGTTATACCACTAATTTGTAAAGATATATTAGTATTACCAGCTTGTCCTGCACCATTAGTAATAGATAAAGGAGCACTACGTGTTAACTCTCTACCATAAGCAACACCACTAACCATGGCAACATAACCATTAAAACCTGTTAAATCTGTTATAGCATTAATTGCAGAAGCATCAGCAGTAATTGCTGTACCACCTAATTGAAAAGTACCTGAAATATTAAATGTAGAATTAGAAAGTTGAATGGCAGAATTATTACCATAACCATCTGTAACATTTTGTAGAGTGGTGCTTACTCCTGTTGAACTAACTTTAAGTAGTCCACCATAAGTATTTGCAATTTTAGTACCAGTTAATGTTGTCATTCTTTAGCTCCAAACTTTCTTTATCATACCACAACTTAGACAAGATTCCAATCATTAGTTTGCTCTTCCCAATTCATTGTAGCACCCTCCCATGAAATATTTCTATCTGCGTTTGATGGAGGTCTAGGATCTTTTACAGGTACTTCAGGAGTTATAGTAGGAGAATAATTTAAAGGATTGTTTTGAATGTTCCACATACCATCCCAACATTCAGGACAAACCTTTGTATTATAACTAGTCTTTTGTAATACATGTAATTTATATTGGAATCCACATTGATCACAGATTCCCGGTGTTCTTGAATTACTAGCCATTAATTAATATATCCTAATCTAGGAACTACTTTCATATCTGCTCTTTGTTTATCAGCTTCAAAAGCTGACATAAATGTTTCTTCATAGTTTGCTTTTAACATCATAATTCTATCAGCAGGAGTATTAGGTCTTTTCATAGAAAGATAATAAGCAAGCCCATTAATAAGACAAGGTAAGAATCTAAAAGGTACATCAGCATTTTGAATAGCACTCTTAGTAATATCATATAATCTTCTTACTCTATAATATCTAAAAGTATATGTTTGAGTATTATCAGGCACAGGCCAGAAGTATACTGAAACTGTATTCTCTCCTCTGAGTGTAGCAAACTGTACAGGTCTTCCTGTTGTAGTTTTATCTACAATACCTTCGTATTCTTCATAAGATACACGAGTCATTTGTAAATCATTACCTTCATTAGAAGCTCGCATATAACCATCAAGTACATCTACTGTTGATGCATCCAATGTTTCTTTTGCTTGATTATAAGTAAGAGTTACTGTTTGTAAATCTGTACCCCATAAAAGAACACCACGATTTTGCCAGTCAGTTAATAAAAGATTTAAACTACGTCTGGCACTACGACCATCATATCCTGTTTGTGGTTGACCACCAGCAAGCTCGTAAGCTTCCTCAATGATTTCATCCACATAGAAATCAACATTAAATGTATTAGTACCAGATGTAGCCATTAGTTTTTCCTAAGCTTTTCTTCTATTAATTTTACCTTTTTTCTTAGCTTTAGAACCAAATCTACCATAAGATTCATTTGCAGATGCTCTTAACTGTTTTGGAGTTCTTTTCTTTCTAACTCTCATTGCAATTGATTCATCTTTACGAGCCTTATAACCTTGTTTCTTTTTACCTACTTTTTTTGCTGCAGCCATCAGACCACCTCCTTTTATTGGTTAATGTTATTTACTTTTACGTTTTCTTCCTTGAGCACTAAGCTGTTGGAACTTTTTCTTTCCATACTTTTTTCTGCCTATATAAGCAGCTAAAGCAGGGGAAGTCTTTTTAGCAAGCTTTTTAAACCTTTTACCAGATCCAAGTTTGGGGGTAACTTGTTTTCCAGTTTTTGCTCTACTAATTGCCATTATCTATTCCTCATACGAGCTGGCATTGGTACAGGTGTTATCTTATTCTTAGCTGGTCCACCTCTGTTCATCTTTACAGGTACAGGTACTATTTTATTCTTAGCTGGTCCACCTCTATTCATCTTTACAACAGAAGGTCCTGTACGTGCTGCACCATAACCTTGTCCAGTTGGTCTACCTGTTGTATCTGGAAATGTATCCAATTTAAGTTTTTCACCTTTACCTGTTCTTGCTTGCTTGGATGATCTATAATTATTTCTAAGCATTATATTTTACCTCCTTTATAAAATGAAGCTACTAGTTTTCCACCTTCACTAAAACCTCTTCCCGGATTAACCATTTTCTTTTTTCTTTTCTTACCTTTTCTATCTTGAACTCTAACTTTTTTAGGTCCCGGTCCAGTTCCTCTACCCGGAGCAGTTACTAGTTTAGTTGGTATTTTTACATCAATAGTTAATGGTGCACCCGGTCCTTCTGGAAAACCTTTTTGATCTCCATCTGAAGTACCATAAAATAATTTTCCTATCTTAGACATTCTTTCTGACATTGTTCTTCCCCCTTTATTAAATTTATATGTATAATTTGCTGCTACAGTTCCTTCATTAGTATCAGGTCTGTAGTTTACTTTTCCTCTTATAGAATGACTTCCTTTGTCATAACTACCTGAAGCTTCTAGTTTAGATCCTTTTAAAGGTTTACCTCTTAATATATTTTTATTTTTAAGATTACCTTTAAGATCTAAATTAATTTTTTTTCCTATCTTAGGTTTATGTGTTATCTTTGTTTTAGTAGGTCTAAATTTTATATCAGCCACTAACTACATCCTTTATATTGAGATGCTACAATCATACCACCTTCACTAAATCCTCTTGTAGGATTAACCATTTTCTTTTTAGGTCCTTTATAATCTGGATTTTTATATTGTATAGTAGAACTTTTTTCCATTCTATCAAACTCAGCATCACTCATTGCATCTATTTCTTTATCAGTATAATCATCAAAGTTTTTTACATTTTTATAAATAGGAGCACGATCTGTACCTCCTACTTTTTTTCTACGTCCTACTGCTCTTCCTTTAGAATCTCTAAGAATTTTTGTTTTAAACTGTGATGTATCTCCAACTACTTCAATATCTTTTAGTTTTTTTCTTTTCTTTTTATTTATATTTAAAGCTCCTAAGTCTGGAGTTTGAGGTCCTATTCCTCTAGCCATTAACTTCCTCCCTTTTGAATTGTATCAGGAGTACCAGCTGGACTCCAGTTATCTTGCATTGTATTAGTTCTAGAACGTCTAGCTCTATTTCTTATACGTGCTGCTTCAGTTGCATATTGTTGTTGCCATGCTTGTAATACTGCATAGTCTTTCATAAAGTATGTAGCTTCTACCATAGTAGCATCAAATAATAATGATGGGCAGAAGTCTGTTAAATAATTAGATTGTGTTGATGAAGTTAATGTAGTTAGATTAGTTTGATAAGCTATTTCTGCATCAAGAGTTGTTGATGGAGTTGGAGCTATTTTAATTTGTGTATTACTTTTAAAACCATAATATTTTGGAGTACCAGTTGAAACAGATACGGGCCAGTAGTCTATTATATAATCATATTCTCTTTGTAATAAAGAACCCTTGGAACCTGAAGTATCTACCACTAATCCTTTAACTAACTCTGATCCTGTTGGTAGTGTAATAAAAGCATTGTTAGCACTTACAGCAACACTAGTATAACTGGTTAAACCAATATCATCTATATCCCCAAGTATTCTTTCTTGGGCTCTACCTACCATATCAGGAAGCTGTGATATAAATGAATCTGCTTCATTTTCGGTAGTAGCAATAACTGAACTTACTAATGTAGTATAATTCATTTA